AATATGGTCCAGACTGGTTCCAAGCATCTGTTATTGAAGAATTAAGTAAAACAGAAGGTGACATAATTCCATCAGAAACAGCACCTAAAGTTAGCGATTCTGAAGTTAAGAAAGAAGTTCAAAAAGCAGCAAATGATTCTGCTGACAAGGTTGAAGATCCAACTGAAGTCTTTAAGAAATGGAAAAAGATTAAAGCAAATGACGATTCTGGAAACCTTAGTGTTCAGTTTAGCACTGATTAAACTAAAGGCATTCCTGTCTTATTAGTTGTTTCAATATTATCTTTAATAATTGCACTTAGAATATCACGATCTTCAATTGAATATCTCCAAAGAAGATCGTGTGAGCTTACTCCGCCGCGCATATGCCAAGATAATCTAAAAATTTCATCTTTAAGTTGTTTTACTTGACCTTCATAGTTTTTAACAAGGTCAAGTATCTGAGATTCCTCGAGTGGGATTAGCGTTTCACGAAAAAATCGGAGTTATCCAATCCAAATACAACTTCATTTTCTGCTGCACAACTAGCACATTGTACTTTTTGCGGCTTTAAAGTCCAACGTTCGGTATTTTTTTCAACCTGTGAACGAATAGTATCAAAAAACTCTTTGTCACTGTTTTTAAGCCACTCATTAATTTGTTGAGGCTCAGTAACTGTTTGATCTTCAATGTCAATACTTTTAATTGCTGTTGTGAAACCTTTAGAACTTAGTTCTGCAATTTTTTTATAAATTTCATTCAGTGTTTGATTCTTCATTTCTTCGTCATCTAATGACGAAACATTCCAAATTTGTCTTCTTAGTTCAAAACTTTTTGTGTTTATTTCAGTTGCTTCTTTATATGTTAAAGGACGAATAGTAACCATTAACGGTCCAGCATACACTTGATCTTCAAACTCTTGTGCAAGATAATATTCTAAAGACTTTGTTAAATCTAAATCAAATTTATTGTTTTCACCACATTTATTACAATCAAAAGTAGTTTCTAACCTTTCTCCATATGTTGCTATTCGAATAGCAATTAAACAAGCGTCAACATCTAGTTGTGGCATTGACCAAGGATGGACAATTCCAGGAATACAACTTTTAATAACTTGAACAGTTGCTTCTCCATTGAATAATGCATCTGGAGTCTTAAACATTATTTCATCCATTGCCGACATACCGAATACAGGTAGCTTTGTAGGGTCACCATTAATAGCACCTTGAGGATAATATTTTCCTTTTGACGGTAAATCTAAATAGATTTTGGGTTGTCTATAATACTTTTGTAACGGATTATTTTCCATAGTACCTCTTCCGATAAATAACTTATATAGTTTATTTATAAACTCGTAAATATCGGAGAATGAATGTGGCTGACGTCGATACCCAGGCAATACTCGCAGCATTAGAAAAAGTAGCAAAAGACTCCACTCTACGTGGGCTGTCAGGCGATCTTAGTGCTTTAGGCACAAATAAATCAAACGATCCATTAAAAGGACCTACAGATCGCCTTAGTCAAGGAATGAAGGATTTTGGAACTGGTCTTGCTAATGTTGCTGGCGATACTGGTATGTCATTGCTTAAATTTGGTAATGACGTTTTTGCTTCTAATGCAAGAATTTCAAGTGCTGCTACTGTCTTTGACGACATAGCAAAGAGTATTGGAGATCAAAAATTACCTAAAGGGTTTGATCTTGCAGCAAAAGGTTTAAAAGGTGTAACAGGCGGTGCATTACATTTAATTAAGGCCGCCGAATCAGGCGTTGACACATTTAGAACACTTTCATCAAGTGGTGCTTCGTTTAACAATGATATTTTAGAAATGAAGAACAGTGCTGCTCAGTCAAGACTAACACTTGACGAGTTTGCTGGAATTGTATCTAGCAATACCGCAGGATTTGCAGCATTTGGCGGAACAGTTACTAAAGGTGCTCAAGTATTTACGGCAGCAAGTAAAGATATGTTTGACGAAGGACTTGCTAATCCATTATTGAATATGGGTATGACGTTTCAAGAAGTTAACGAAGACCTTGCTGAATACATTATAAGAAACAGACGTAGATATACAGAAGCAGAAATTCGCGATGGTACAGCAGCTAAAAATTTAGTTGCAATGAGTACTGAAATGGACAAGATTGCAAAACTTACAGGCCAGAACCGCAAGGAGATGGAAAAAGAAGTTAATGACCGTATGCGTAAAGGTCAAGTTGAAGCAAAAATACGTCAGTTAGAAGCAAGCGGTAATAAAGAAGCTGCTGACAAAATGAAACTAGCACTTGCTGAAGCTGCTAAAGCAGGACCGGGCGCACTTGCCGCAGTTGAAGATTTGTTTACTAAAGGTGCCGTTGTATCAGAAGAAGGTAGACAAGCAGCAGTTGCATTAGGACCTGCATTCCAAGACTTAACTAATATGGTTAATACTGCCAAAGGCCCGGGTGGCATTGACGGTATGCGATCTAGTATTACTAACTTCAATTCAGCTATTGCAGCACGTATTAATGATCCTAACTTCTTACAAATTGCAACACTAGGCGGTATGGGCAACGCTACAGCAGATGCTGCCGCAGCAATGGTGTCTAGTGCAGGTACATACGCAGACAACGTTACTGCTTTGATGAAAAAAGAAGGAATAACAAGAGAAGCAGCAATATTAAAACTTGATCAACTAGCAAAAGACGAACAAAAAACTCGTGATCCTACTACACAAACAGTTATTCAAGGCGAACGTGCTTTAAAAGATTTAGGTGCAATTATTAATGATGAATTAATTGGCGATAAAGGTGCATTAAAACAATTTGCTAACAACTTAAAACCAGCAGCAGAAGCATTAGAAGGTTTAAAACGTGTTGATATGGAAGCGCCGTTTAAGTTAATGCAAGATTTAGTAGGTAACGGACAAGCTCCACCTTCAACTAATGATCCAGCTAACAGTACTGTTTCAAAAGAACAACAGGATTTATTATTAAAAACATTAGACAGTATTAAGACTAGCAACGGAGGAAGTAGAGAAGCATCTATTGCATTAACTAATGCAGTTACAGCACTAGGTGATACTGATGTAATGTTAGGAGTTGCTCAAAGTATTAAAAATCAAGCCGAAGCACAAGGCATAACCTTTGAAGAAATGGTTAAAAAATTAACCGACAATGCAAATGATGTTCAAAATATTAAACAACTTGTTACTGATGTAGCTAAAGCAAAAGGCCTTGATGAAAGAACATCAAAAGCTATGGGAATGTTAGCAGCAGAAAGCGGAATACAAGGACAAAGCCTAAAAGATGCGTTAGCAAATGGAGAAATGATTGTAAACCAACTTACTGTAACTGGAAATCTTAATGTTCCACCAAAAGCAAAAGGCGGTCCTGTTAATGCAAATAGTTTATATATGGTTGGTGAAAAAGGACCAGAGTTGTTTTCTTCTAAAGAAGCAGGAAATATTATAAACAATGATGAGTTTTATCAATTACTTGCAAAATTAGGTACAGCAGCAAAAACAGCATCTAAAGGTAATGGCCAAATTGGTCAAATGATGGGTAGCATTCAATCAAACATTAGTGGCGCAATGAAAGGCATTAAAGCTGATCAAGGTCCGCAACAAATGCAACAAATGTTTGGAGGATTAGCAGCAAACTTAGAAAAGATGGGCACGGATTTTAAACAAAGCATAGAAAGCAGTGGTATTCAGAACCAAATGAAAGATATGGCAGAACAGTTAAATAACAGTATGGCGCCAGTAGTAGGTGAATTGATGAAGGGTAATAAAGTTGCTTCTAAGCAGTTAAAGAAAACAGCAGGCTTAGCAGGTAACTTGTTTAAAGGATTTGGATAATGAGTTGGAAAAAATATTTTACACCTGTACAAACAGGTGATAACATTTCAGGAAGCTATGGTCCGCTAGGTGGTCCTCGTGGAGGTTCACAGCCAGGTCCAGCACGGTCCAACTATTCAAGCTACTTGCCAGATGTGTACGTAGGTTCACCTAACCGTGTTGATCGTTATGGTCATTACAATACAATGGATATGGACAGTGAAGTTAACGCTGCACTAGATATTCTTGCAGAATTTTGTACACAAAAGAATGAAACTAACGGCACCAACTTTGCATTTAATTTTAACAAAGGTGCAACAAATACTGAAGTTAAGGTACTAGGACAATACTTAAAACAGTGGAATAAACTTCAAAACTTTGAAACACGTATGTTCCGCATTTTACGCAATACATTTAAGTATGGCGACCAATTCTTTTTACGTGATCCAGAAACTAAAAAACTATTTCATATTGATCCAGCAAACGTTTCACGTATTATTGTAAACGAAAGTGAAGGCAAAAAGCCAGAGCAATACATTATTAAAAATGTAAACTTTAACTTTAAGGATATGGTAGCTACTACTCCTCATATGACTAATGGTAATATTACTAATCCACACGGTGGACAGTATCAGCCAACAGGCGGCTCAAGAGGAATGGTAGGAACAAGTGCATCATCAGGTGCAGGTTCGAGATTTAGTTTAGAAGATGGCGAAGTTGCAATTGATGCAGAACACGTAGTACATCTAAGTTTATCAGAGGGCTTAGACAACAATTTCCCATTTGGTAACAGTCTACTAGAAACAATTTTTAAAGTTTATAAACAAAAAGAATTGCTTGAAGATGCGATTATCATTTATCGTGTTCAAAGAGCTCCAGAAAGAAGAGTATTCTACGTTGATGTGGGCAATATGCCAACTCACCTTGCTATGCAGTTTGTTGAGCGTGTTAAAACGGAAATACATCAAAGACGTATCCCATCCGCGACAGGTGGCGGTCAGAATGTCATAGACTCTAGTTATAATCCACTGTCAATCAACGAAGATTACTTCTTCCCACAAACTGCTGAAGGCCGCGGCTCAAAAGTGGAAACATTACCAGGTGGTACTAATCTTGGAGAGATTGATGACCTTAGATATTTTACTAATAAGCTCGTACGTGGCTTACGAATCCCTAGCAGCTACTTACCCACAGGCGGCGATGATGCAACTAGTTCATATAATGACGGACGAGTAGGTACAGCGTTTATTCAAGAGCTACGTTTTAATACTTACTGCGAAAGACTACAAGGCTTACTAATTGAAGAACTTAATCAAGAATTTAAACGTTATCTTCTTGAGAAAGGTATTAACATTGATACAAATATGTTTGATCTTTCATTTGAGCCTCCACAAAACTTTGCAGCGTATAGACAATCAGAACTAGACAATGCTCGTGTACCGACATTTACACAAATGAGTGCTATTCCTTATGTTTCAAATAGATTTGCTCTAAGTAGATTCTTAGGTCTAAGTGCAGAAGAAATTGCAGAAAACGAAAGACTATGGCGTGAAGAAAATGATGAGAACATTGAACCTAATGCAGCAGATGCCGCAGCAGAAATGCGCGGAGCAGGTATTAGTTCAGCAGGAATGGGCTCAGACTTGGCAGGTGCAGAAGATGAACTAGCTGGAGGCGAAGCACCGACTGACGGCGGCGATGCAGCAGCACCAGATACAGCAACAGCAGATACTAGCGGAGCAGCGGGGGCAGCACCTACCGAACAAGTAATATAAGATAAATAATAATATGATACTACGTGAACTTTTTTATTACGACAAAGAAACACTTCTACCTGTAGAAGATGATCGCTATGATCCTACATACGATGACAGCGTAGTCAATCTTGATGATAAACGTAAGACTAGATTAACACTTCGTCAAATCAATCGTGCAAGAAAATCATCTGAATTACACAACAGAGAAAAAGCAAACGAATTAGACTTTGTTAGACAGATGTATGGTATTGCAGCGCAAGCGGAAGCTGCCGGCGGCGCAATTTAATTTTAGCATTAAAACAAGTGAATAAATATCACTGTTATGCCAAAGATTGATAAGAGTTTATACACAAAAAAACAAATCCAAGCATTATTAGCAGAACGTAGACGGCAAAAAGCTGCTGAAGAATTTAACACGACTATTACAAAACCTAACGAACATACTGGAAAAGAGTATGGATTTGTGTTAGGAAATGGTACAAGTCGCAAAGGTATTGATCCAGAAAAACTAAGAGAATTTGGTAAAATTTACGCCTGTAATGCAATATATAGAGAGTTTGATCCTGACTATCTAATAGCAGTTGATGTTAAAATGATACTAGAAATTGCTAAGAAAAACTATCAACTATCTAATAAAAATGTTTGGACAAATCAAAATAAAACATATAAAAATATAGAAGGATTAAACTTT